AGCAGGTTAGGTCACTGGTTAAATATGTTATATCGGAGGTATACCCTCTTCCCCCAAGCTCTTATCGGAACTTAATTGTTGGGGACTAATGTCCCTTGTTATACGAGGTGATTTCTGTAACATACCCGGGTTGTTACTGTTATTCGTAGCGGTATCGAAGTTAATTATTCCAAGAACACGAGATAGTTCAGATGAAGCTTCAATGACATTACGTGAAACGGATGCGCGAAGGGCATTTACTGTCGTCTGTGCTCCTAACTTGAAGTGCACATTCCAAAGGCGACCAAGCGATGTAAGGGTTACAGAGTAAGTAGTTGACCATGCGCTCCGGGCCGCTGGATCCGCTCTACCTTTCTGGACTAACTGATTTAACACAGTTAGAACACGTAGGAAGACTGATCTCTGCTCTTGTACCGGTGGAGTTGAACCCCACTCCCACATTGTACCGATACTAGAACGGCAAGCCTCTAAGAGTCCGTGTCGAGCATTCATAACCATATTTGAATCAAAGGAATTTAGTGAATGGAGTAATGTTGAAATTCGGTTTGTCTCCGAACGAGCGGCAGATAATAATGGATGGTTATAATGGAAGGTACCAATCGACTCTAAGAAAGAGTTCATAGAAGCAACTTGTTTCTCATCCAGATTCTCGTGGATCCAAACTGTTTTCACCACCTCAGGTATAGCCTTCGGATTTGCATGCGAAGCAGCCAGTATGGACAGCGTATCTGTTAGAGTACTTGAGGCTCTGAGAACTGTATCAAGCCTCTTGAGTTGGTCTGATGCAAGAACAAATGTCTGTAATTGAACTAAATCGTTGTTCTGTAGGGGGACTCCATCGAACCATTTCGTTAGATCTGTGAACGGTGTCGATGGTTTTATAGTCCGTACAAGACCAGATAGATCTCTGGGAACAAGGTTTAACTTGATCAAGGTGGCAAGGTTGTCACGGTCTAAAACTGCGGCCATGAAAGTCCAGAAGACACTCTCTGATGGCTCCCATCCTCGTGATAGAAGGTCATTTTGTAACGTTGGAGCGAGACGTCCGTCTTTAATCGTCTTAACGATCTGTTTAGCATTAAACATTGACAATTCGAAACCATCAACGAAAACACGTTTACAAATCTCTGCGGCTGGTTTAGTTCCGACAGTGTGGACTATCGACTTAGTTTCATCGATCGCAACACCCAAAGAGTTTACAAGGAGTTTATACTGTGCAGCAACAGCGCCGTTACACATTGTGTTATCGTCACCAAGGATAACATAGTCCTTGAAATCTTTCAATCCTGCTCTTTGAGCTGCTACCATTACGAGTATGTGATGACATAAAGCTAACATTGGAAATGAAGACCGAGCTCCCATTGGTTGTCCCGTAGCGTATCTTCTATCTACACCATCTGGCCCAATGAATCGTCTTCCAGCTAAGAGCGACAACCAGTTTGCCGCCATAGAGTGCGAAGGAAGAAGCTGACAAAGTATATCTCGTTGGTACTCGATAGGGATACGGTCAGTAGCAGTAGTTAGATCGTAGGAATAAATTTCCATATTAGGATCATTTGTCCAAGCCTGCACTCGCGACGCGATCGCATTCTGATCAAAAGTTCCGTCGGCTTTCACCGTTTTCAAGAAATAATTAAGAGTATTGTGTAAAGGTGTGAGCGCCATCTGAGTCCAATAATCTAGTTCTCCTACAATTCTCGTCTTACCGCCCCACTCAGCTATTACAGCTAATTTACCTAGTCTAGGTTTTGCAATGGGTTTGATTTCTTGAGAGTCTATACGGATACATCCAATGATATCTTCTGCGACTTTCCGTAATTTTGATTCTTCTAAATATGAACGAAGTCGGGGAAAGAGCAGATCCGCATTTGCCCAAGCTCTGGCATCTAAATGAGCAGACCAAGTCTGTTGTCCGTTGGGACCAGTAGACGATAAGATCTCATAATTAAATCCTTTGCAGTATAATGCGTACTGTGCTCTGAAGTCATCTCTAGATATCCCAAGCATACGTAATGCTTCTTGAATCTCATTGAATGTTGGCCAACCATCACCTCCTATCTTCACTGTACATTTATCAGTGATAGATGTATAGTTAGGGTTAGCAGGCATGACTATCACTCTATCGACGCAAAGTAATGTATATAAGATTCGGTAGAAGAAGATGAGATCGCCTAGATCTCTTAATACAGAACAAAGAGCTATAGTTTCACGGAAACCTCGAAGCAGTTCGGGGCAACGCTCATCCTCGGCCCATTGCATAAAACTAAAGGAGCCTTGGTCATCGCCACCCCCTCTAATAAATTCAATAAGCCAATGACGAACCATCTTGATCTCTCGGATCATCGCTGTAGGATCATTCCCGTACAATATACCTATTCTATTGTAAACCATACCAATGTATGCAGTGAGGTATCCTCTGTAAGAAGGATTGTGAAGTTCGATAAGATGAAGCAAAGTCGCAAACAGATTCTCAATATTGAGAGTTGATGCCTTTCTTGGTTGTATGTACTCTCCCATGTTCGGTATTCGATATTTCATTAAGTTAATAATATAAATTGAACCCTTAGATGTAGAGATTTATTTAACACCCCAAGTAGGACATAGGCGGACATTGAGGTATCGCCCAAGAGGTCAAACCTATACGTATAACCTGACTAGCCCGATACTTTCCTGACTAGCGCCTCTTCAAAGTGGTGTAGATGGGTCCAGATTACCCAAGGTCCCCTCCTAGTCTAGCCTGTCCAATTCTACACTTTTGTGAGGCCCACTTTAAGTCCGAATCTCCTGCTCATGAGACAGAAGCATGACACGCTTATAGGCTCTAGTACACTCGTGCCTCTCATGTACTACCTTGATTTAACAAGTCCGAGGAATAGTTGTAGGGTACATCACAATGGGCCTTGATCGGCACCAAGGTACTCCAAAGGATCGCCCATAGCTGCTAAGGAGTGTCAGTATGTGTTTGTAGTATCGGTTTTACCCTGCCCATAGATACCTTCTCCTAGATTTGCCAGAGGTGCCGACTCCGCAG